AAGCACGAGCAATGTATTGATCCATTACATTTTCTTGACCCTGTTCCTCTGCGGCTTCCGCCTGAGCGGCATCGCGCATTTCCTCACGGCGGCGTAGCTCATCGCCTGCCATCCATGAGCGAGGATCGCCCTTCTTAGCCAGACCCACTACCTGCCCTTGGGGCAGGTTGCGAAGAAGTTCTTGATAATCGAGAAGATTCAATGCCATGATAATTTCCTATTACTAGGTTCCACTGGTAGCACCACTGGAACCACCAAATGACCCGGCTGCGCTAGCAAGGCTACCGATGCCACTAAGAACGGCACCGGCAATCTTGGCACCCTGAGAACCAGTCGCAGGGGTACCAGTAACGTCCTGATCCGCTCCCAGCGGAACGCCATGCAGAAGAGACCCAAACCAAGTCAGCATTTTTCTTTCATAGGATTCTGCATCGAGGAAGTCTTGGTAGGCAATATCGATAGCAGCTTGCTCTAGCTCTCTTCGGCCAGCACCCATTGCCTCTAGGGATTGAAGCCTTTCAAAAGCTTGCGTCTGCTGGGTCTGTGCAAGGGACTGCAACTGACTTGAAATTTGCGTTTGAAGATTCGCTGCACTCGCAAGGGCATCTCGGTCTGCTCCGAATCCAACCCGTGCCTGCTCCCAAGCACGCTGGCGACCTGTGGTTTCTGCCTCTTCCAAGGCCCTTTGCTTATCTCTCATCCCGAGAGCAAGCTGCATGGCCTGACCGGAGCCTCCGTAAGCCCCCGCGCCAACAGCGTCCATCCTTTTACGTCCAAGATCACGATCCCAATCTTCTCCGATCCTTCGCTTTTCAACGTCAATTACATTTTCAAAGAAAGGAGAAGCGTACTTTTCGTAGGCTTCAGAACCCCACTGGGGGACGTTTCCCGCATATTCGCCTGCCTGACCAAGCGCAGACGTAGCCATTCCAAGCTCAGGGCGAGGGCCTCTCTCATAGAGAGATTCAATTCCCCGCTGGAATCTCTTCTCGGCGGGATCGTAGGCAGCCAAACGCCGACCTTCGTAAGCATTAAATGGTTTACGCGAAGCCCTCCCGGCCCGGAACATGAGATCCTTGTAATACGGAGCTATCTCCGACGGAAGTTTCTGTTCCGTTTTAGTTTGCGCTTGCTTACCTTTGCCCATTAAATCTTCCTCTCCAAAACGATGGCCGCTTCCTCAAAGCCATAAGGCTTCAGGACTTTTAACCATCCTCTTCTTCCCTCAAGCCGTATCGAATCGCACTGATTCATACGGGCAAATTTCTCAAACGCATCCATGCTGTCATACATGTAGTCATCCATGTCTTTACCAGCACAAGCCATGATCTCTAGCGACTTGCTCCTTGGGTAACTCAATACCTGCGTGACAATCGCACCTGTAATCTTTTCTTCCTCATCCACCAAGATCCAGAGTTGCTGCTCCCCGTCAAATATAGACTTGCCAATTTCATCGACAGTGAATTGGCATCCGGATCTTTTCTCAAACCTAAGTAAATGTTCCCTCGCTGAATCCCATACAAGATGAAGATACTTCTTGGGAACAGGCGTTATCATTTTGTTTCCTATGCAGGAAGAACTTCCTCTTCCTGAATCATTTCGGGTTGCTCTTCATTGCCAGTCTTGTCAACGCGAACACGATCCATCATGCCATGAAGTTTCTCTGCCCCGTTCTCATTATTGCCGTCCCCTAAATGAGCAACGACATCGGCGGGCACCACGAACTCTCCGGGGGAAAGGGCAGCAGGAGACTTTATTCCGGAACTCTCTTGAATCGTTGCAGGGATATTGTCGCTCATCCCTCCACCACCACCCGGGACATACTGAGACTGGGGACCACCCATGGGCTGAATCAACCTAGCAAGAGCAGCTATGATCTCTTGACCGTACTTCTCAGTAGCTGCCTGAATGACAGCTTCGGGGTTCGGGTGACTGCCAAGCAACGCATCCACCACTTCTTGGAGAAGGGGATCCTGCTGAACGAGAGCCTCAAGGTTCTCTATGTCCCCAACCGGGGAAACAGGCTCATCGTAAACCTCTGCGACTTCCCCCCCGTTTGCATACCCTAGACCAACGATCCCACCAGCAGCATTCCCTCCAGCAGCTTTGATTTCTTCTGGCGTTCTATAAGTTCTTGGAGACTTAAATATATCGCTAAGGTCTTTGAGCTTGTAATCCTCTGCTCCTACCTCCCGCGCCGCAGTCGACGACCACTGCCCCGCCGGGTACCCCCATTCGTCGGCATCAGTGAAAATGTTAAATCTCTCATTATCATGAACGTAGTCAGGAACGTCAGCAACATGCCGACCATTCCACCCCGGTAGAAGATTGATTGAATTTATTGCCTTTTCAAAATCCCCAACTACGTTTTGTTGGAAGGCCAACTCCCGAGAAGCACTAAGGGAAACATTATCTGGATCGAATTCCGGTCTCTCGTTAATGCGAACTCTGTCTACATAATCAGAAAAAACAGGAAGAGTGTCTTCTCCGGAAATTGCAGTATCGTAAGATCGCAAATATGAATCATACGATGGAATGAATAGACTCAATGCTTCCCAGAAGGTACTACCGCTACTCCCATCAGCAGTGTAATAACCCTGCGGAACGTCTGGATCCTCTGTATCCGTAAGCTGTGAAAAGAAGTCCTCTTCATCAAACGCAACAGAACCAAAACTGGTATGTCCTACGTCACCGTAGTCTAAGTATTCCCGCCCAGTACCAAAATATGTTGCTGGATTCGCGGTATACGGAGATTCATTGGAAGCCACCTTGGTATAAGCGGGTACCGAGCGTTCAATATAATTATAACCCGGCCCCTTCTTCCCCTCGCTCGTGACGAACCTTGAGCCCGTTAGAGCCCCAATAGCTTTTTCTATCGGTATTTCAGAAAGTTCATAGTCCAAGATAGACGAGGGAAGAGGAACGGCAGTCTTACGCTCATTGGCCTGACCACCTTGAGAAATGTAATCATCATAATTGTTTAGCCAATAGTTCCAAGCAGTTGCAGATAGATCATCGGATGCGTGGACGAGCCATTCATCGACATTCGTCTTGTCTTTCGGGTGAGTCCATGTAATCGGGCTGACCCGTCCATAAGAACCCTTACTAGTCGATTTAACGCCACCTCCGGTTTTAGTTCTCTCAGCCGTGCTGCTTACTCTCGCTTGGCTTTCCCAGTTTCCGGTACGACGCCCAAGGCCAACCGCAGAACGAGCGAAAGTAGGGACTGTCTGGAACTGGTAAATAGGATCAAGTTCCCCATCGCTATCCGCTATCGCCCACCTAACGTAATCTGTAAAGCCAACCGGCTCAACTCCCAAGAAGGAACCAATGCTCCTGTCAACCTCTTCCTCTGTAGCCCAAACCGGCTCAAGACCTTCATCCCCTCGACTGAACCTTAATATCGTATCAACGTATGCGTAATCTTTTCCATCAATCGTTTTCTTAGTCATCCTACGAATCGGAATCAATTCATTCTGATCCTCGGTGAGTAATCCCTGAACTCCTGCACGCCTTTCAGCACCAATGCTCTGCCACCAGTTGTAGTCAGGAAACATTCCTTCATATTCTCCACCGAATTCATTCCCGATCTTACCCTGATTTTCACCAGAATCCGGATAGATCATTTCCGCTGCCCAAGAAGGAAGATAAAATTCCGTTAGATCTCCATTGGTACGATACAAATCGTCTTCTAAATTATGATAGGTAGCCATCTCAGTACTAAGACCAGCACTCTTGGCCTCGGCTATAGCCAAGTCCTTACCACTCTTACTGAGACCCAACCAATACGAAACAGGATCTATCTCGGATTTACCTGATGCCTGTGCATCCATCACGAACTGGGGAATGTCTGTTCCAATATTTTCACCACGTTGACCCAAGCCACCAATGCGCGCTACGTCGGAGGCTGTACCCCAAACCTTCTTCGCAACCGTATCCCTTTCGGAAAATGAACCAACCGTTGCACCAGAACTAGGAGAGAAAACAGCATCGAAGCCATCGAAGCCATTCTCTGGCTTAAAGGTATTAAGCTGATTGTTTGGAGTTGAGATATTGCTATTCGTGGTGGTTCCATTATCCGCATCGTCTACCGCAGACTTTGAATCGGGTGCATTCCCCGAAGGAGAATTGCTTGAGTTGGGTCCAAGTGCATCACCGATTTTCTCACCACCAGTCTCGCCCATGGAAGTAATACCTCCCGCATCGGCACCATCACCAGCATCATCAACTACTCCTAGATCTATGGCATCTCCCGACAGGAGGGAAACAACGTCATCAACAGTCCAATTTATTCCAGAATCACTAAGAAAATCGGCAAGTGTTGATGCAAACGGGATTAACTGCTGTGCAAGTTGCTTCTTTAGTTCCTCGCCAGAGGTAGTGTTCTTGAATTTATCCCAGGCACTCTGTGCTGCGGCGTAGTAAGCCTCTGAAGTTTCATCCCATTCCTGACCATAATAACGATATGCCTTTTCAAGATTCGCCCGCTCTTCACTATCTTCAATTGAAGACAGGAATTGGTTGACATCCGTAATCTGTGCATCCTCCATCTCCTGACGGAGATAGGAAAAGAACTGTTCGGAAGCCTCAAAGCGATTGCGAAAATCCTCCTTACCCTCCTCATCCAAAGAAAAGTATTCGGACAAATCAGGGGTCTCCAGGGTCCAATCATCACCGAACGGCGATTGCAAGGCCCCTTCGGAACTGGGAAGAACCCCAACCCCATAAATCCCCTCGCCTGCAACCTCTAGCGGATTATGAGTACTGGCTTCTGGGCTGTACCAAGGAGAATCCCCTGCATCAGCCGGAAGACCGCCAACATCAAACATCTCTGGAGAACCGGGCCTAGCCCCTGTCTTCTTGGTAACTCCGTCTTCCTCAAATGTCTCAGCCAATAACTCCCAGTAGCGACTGGTATTTCCGTGTTTGCGAAGAAGAAACGCATCGTAGTGATCCCCGTATTCATATATAGATCCACCAGAGAAGTCATGACCTTCCGGAAAGTACTCATCAAAAAGATCTTGGTCCGTTTTCTTTTCGGCCTCTGATTTATCCTCTTCTGCCCCACGATCAACGCCTTGTCTGAGGTTCTCCAGAAGATCCTCGTCGGTTCGCGTCCACTCAGCAGTCCCTTCAGACATGAAAGCGATATACAATTCATTCTCAGAAAGCTTCTCGCCCTCCTTTAGAATGTCCATAACGTCACCGGTAATTAAATCTACCTCACCGCGACCGAAGTGATTCAATTTCTGACGTAGCTGTTGAAAGGCACGAGCATTTTCATATGCCAGTATATTTCCCGGCGTCTCATCAGCCACCATTGCATTGTAAATGCTATCGACGTAGGCTTGATCTGCACTGGCATCTATACTGCCATCATCACCTACTTCACTCCAGCCAAGAGGGGCACCCTCGGGAGTAAAAGACCATCCATCCTCCTCAGAATGATCAAGTTGATCCGGAGACCTAGCGCCAGTATCAAAGAGAGCCCTGAAACTAGCCTTCTCATCATCTCCCCAGTTTCTGTACAAGGGAATGCCGTCTGGATATTTAGCTTCCATTGCATCAACCAATTGCCAGAATCGAGGATCATTGGAAAAGTCTGTATTGCTCCTTAAATCAGATGGGGCATTAAAGAGATCCATAACGTCATTGAATTCAGAAAGCATAGTCGCCTTATCATCAGCGGTATACTCACCATATTCTAGGCTCGCATTCAATTGCTCGTATGCTTCCCAATCCCCTAACGTCCAGTTCTCGGAACCCGCACCTACCCAATTAGAAAAATCCTCCAATGCCTTTGCGCGATCAGCGTCACCAACAATGCCAGCAAATGAGTATTCTCCCGTAGTCTCATCAAATAAATCTATTCCCAAACCCTGAATGCCAGTTGAATATCCGTATGAAGGATCAGGGTCTGGTCCGACTACCTCCTCTTCTCTCACAGTCGGCGGGTAGATGGTTTCCGTATCCACTGACACGAAATCACCCGTCGCCGGGTCGAATGTTCCATAGTTCTCTGGTCTCGCGACAGACTCAAATTCGTCAGGAAGTGGCGCTTCCGTCATGGCTTGAGCTTGTTCTGTACCTTCAAGCGCAGGCACGACGGAACCGATGGCGTCCTCTTCGGCCATCATTCCTTGGTCGGAAAAGGGACCCTCTTCGGTTGCTTGGATGTCCTCTTCCTCTTCAAGGGGGAGAGACTGTATTCCTTCGGGATATGCGGCAGCCATAATTAATTCCTAACGGCTAGTATCTGAAGTCATCACGGGGATGACGAGGAATGTTTCTATCAAGGAGGGCTAGGCCACCCTCTCTAAATTTCATACCACGGTTAAGGTTTCTTCTCTCCCCACGCTTAAAGACTTCAGGAATGCTAGTCAACCCCGCACCGTTCTGTTGAGTCGGAGGTGCCTGAGGTGTCTGAGGTGCCGGAGCTTGCGACTGATATGAAGATGGTGCAGCGGGTGTTACGGCTTCCGGAACAGGGATCTCTGGCGCACCCACAATGCCACCGGGAGCGGGTTTCTGCATTTGTTCTCCGGGGCTAGTACCTGCCGACTGACTGTCTCTAGGGTCCGGAGCAGGAGAAAATGGTGCCTTTTGAGAATTCCCAGAAGGCTGCAACATCCCGCCACCTTCTCCACCCCCTCCGGCAATCTGACCCACAATCCCACCCACCGCACTCAATACACCAGCAATTGCCCCGACTGCCGCAAAAGGAAACGCCTCAGGGAGTCCCGTCTGAGGATTGATGCTCGTTGCCATCTGGTTCACTTCGTCTTTGTTGACGTGCATGAGCATTGAGTCCCCCCCTCGACCGAGACCCGCTAGACCCTCTGCGGTCTGGTTGAGCGGGCCTTGACCAAGCTGACCCTGCGGGTAGGGATTCATAGGCTCAAGGGATTGCTGCCTCGATTGGAACTCACCCAAGCCAGATGCCTGCGGCTGCTGCGATTGGGGTAACGGGATAGATCCACCCCCAAAGAACTGCTGAGCAGGTTGTGCGCCAGCCTCTTGACCAGCGCCACGCAGACCACCCGATCTCAAGTTCTGCAATGTCCTTTGGTAGACATCAGAGAAGCTGGATTGGGGAGCAGCGGCCTGCTGTTGCGGAACCGGACCACCAGCCGCGAACCGCCGCTTTTCAATGAAGCTATTGAGCCATTGCCCACCCGCACCACCAGAGGGCTGCTGCGGTTGAGCCTGCTGCCCGGGCGGGGGAGCCATCATTCCTCCACCCTGCGGCTTCCGCATAGAGGCAATGCCACCTTGGGGGCGCATCATCTTCTTTCCGCCACCCTGAGAGAAAATCTTGCGAATGTTCTTCGCCGACTTCTTCTGTCCCTGCATTGCACCAGCGGGCATCTTCCCAACGCTGGGCTTGGGAGCATTTTGAATGAAGTTCTTCTGCTTCATCCCCGAATCGGGAATGGCACTCTTGCCCATAATGGGAAGGCTGGGGCCGGGAGAAGGTTTCTTTGTTTGAACCTGCTCGACTTCACCACCTTCTTGAAAGTTATCCATTTGCATTCTCCCCGCCTCACCGGGAACCTCAAGGAAATCTCCAGCCTGTATGGGCGTAGACTCATCGAGGTAGTTCAAGAAGATGATCTCCTGCGGATCGGCACCCGTTTTCTGGGCGATGTCAGCAATCGTTTCATTTTCCTGAACAATGTATTCCATGACTATTTAATCTCAGATCCAAAGACGAACATGTTCACATCCGTCGTACTGGCCTTGGCCTCTATACTGTCTTCAGTCGCAAGGGTTATTCCTGGGGAAATGATCTTTGTTGCATTCGCGGCCAGCGGAAGGGTGTCAAAGATCTCATGCTGATTCCCTCCAGTGTCTGCCTTCGGAACGACACGGATGCTCACGGTTGCCGCAACGTTATTCGTCTCGCATAAAATAATGGAACCCACTACCGCTTCAGGGATGGGACCACGGGCATTATCGCCACCGATTGCCTTTGCGACCTTGTAGACCGTTGTATAGCCAGTGGTCAAAGCACCGCTTCCTAGTATGCGTAGGTATTCCATTGGTTGCGCTACTGCCTATCCTTGATTTCTTTCACGGCTTCGTGGATTGCATGGATCTCGTCGCCCACAGATAAGGGACCCATCTCCTCAAGCATCACACCTATTTCTTCCATCTGAACGATCTCTTCTGGAGTCAATGAATCCCTTGCCACATCAAGCTTCAGGTACCAATCTGTAGCCATAGACAAAACAAGTATGTCATTAAACTCACAACTCATTCCGCAAACTCCGCTGGGATTATGTTGAAAGTCGCTCCCTTTGTTGTCCCTGCATAGCCAGCGGTAGTGGACGCAACGAGGGTTGCAGTGAAAGTTGTTGTAACATTGTAGGGATTAGCGAACCCATACCGAAAGCTGAGCTTGTCATCGGTTGCCATGCTGACAATCGCCGAACCGGAGACGTGCGACAAAAAGAAGTAAGCGGCAAACGCACTGAGATACTGGAGTCGGCCGCCGGATTCTCGTATCGAACCGGCAACGTCTGCGGGAGAACCACCGTCTGGAGTTTTCTCGACCTTCCCGGTAATAGTTGTTAGTTGCCCGTACCCACTCCCAGACGTGTAAAAATCGAGCGTCAGTCCCCAAGAGACGTAAAACTTCCTAGTAGAAGTCCCAGTGTATTTTATGTCACCAGTGGTCCCATCCTCTGCCCACAAGCTCGAAAGATTAGCGGTCCACGTAGTCGGCTTTGTTGCCCAAGTCACACCATTTGTAGCCACCGTGGTCGCGCCTGATTCGAGTGTCTTCGACCCGCAGTAATAGGCCGCAGCGGATCCGCCACTCGATGCAGCAGTGATCCTCCCTTGGGCATCTACCGTTAAGTCGGTTGCCTTGTAGGAACCCGGAGTAACGGCAGTATCATCTAGGTCAACGGTAAGAGTCCCAGAGGATGTAATGGGACCGCCTGTAACCGTGATCCCATCAGCGCCTGCTCCATTTACTGAGGTAACCGTACCGGGAGTGGCCGCGGGGTGAGTCTCCACTCCTAAATCAGGAGCAAATAGGTTCTCTCTCCTTACGAACTTAGGAAGGCCAAACTCCTTCTGCTTGGCTTCATTTCTGTTTTTCTCTACCCGCTGGGCGAGGTTGTTGATCATTCTCTCAAGAATGCTCACGCCCTATCTCCTTCCGTCAGGCCGAATGTCAATCCGGCTGTCCCCAAGCCTCCATTTCTCATCAGTTCCAGTAGACTCAAACTTGACCGCCATCTGGCGACCGCGAACACGAACAAACTTCTGAGTCGTGTTGCTCATTATCGTTGAGGAATAAGTCACTTCATCACTGTCGTTGGGAAAATCTTTTTTCTTTATCTCCAGAGTCATTGTATCGCCATCCTCAAACCTAACGTCCGGTATGACTCTCGATACAAAGGAAAAGTGATCTCCTTCGTCCATGTCAAAATAGGCTGATTCTATGTAAGCAGTTATCGCGGTTCCGGCATTTGTAGTCCCAACTTCATGCTCATATATCTTCGATGTCTCAGGGTCTGTCGATACGACTTGGGCAGCTTGAGGCTTTTCTCGTAGACCGGAGTCGCTCCAAGCCGTCCTGTCAAGGACGCCAATAGTCCAAACGTTTTCTCCGTAATTAAACGTGGCATACCTATCAACTTCCGTGACACCACCAGAAGGATAGAAGAACGTAACTTCGTTAAATTCGGAATTGTTCGCAGCGAAGATGAGTTCCTTCTGTGCGTAATTCAGATCACTGAAGACATAATTCAGAACCGTACATGGAACGGTTTGTATGGTTCCGCCGTAGGTATAGAAATTACGATCACCCATCCAATAGATGGAACCTGCTGCGGCGGTATAGGCCATCGGTCCCATGATTGAAATATCAGAAGCAAGCTCCGTAAAACCAAAGTAAAAGGGAGCCTCTGCTGTCTCCATTTTATAAACGGCTGCATCTGTCCATATTAGAATCTCTGCCCTGGAACGACACGCACCAATGATCTCTGATCCTGTATTCAAATAGGTATATCCGGTTGTTCCTCGATTATCCGTATCGAGAGGATCCCATGAACCGGGGTACCCATCAGAAGACCACCTAACCAACATCGGACTAAAGTCACCATTCCGATCAGAGCAGCCAAACGCAATCACGCTTCTAGTAGACGGATAAACGATAAGCTGGCGAACCTTGGTAGGGGCAAAGCTAGTTGTTCCGGGCGTACCCCCTGCCCCATCTACTGAGTACCCGGGATCCTCCCTGTTACCGATTGTCGATAACGGCATTGCTTGTGCATTCGCAACACCCTGAGCAACGGGAGCCGCTGTGACGGAACCCGTAATATTTGGGGCACCATCCGTAACCTTATTCGATGTATCCCAGTAGTAGGGAATCCCGTCTCTGGGACATAGAATCAAGTCCTCACCATAATTATCGATAGACCAGATGCGAATAGTTTCAGCCGTAGCCGAGGGCTCTCCCCACGCACCCGCACCCCACGCACCCGCGCCCCAGCCCGCTGACCCAACGTAGCTACCTACACCTGCATTCACGTCATGAAGTAAGTAGGTTAATGTTGGATTGCTGGCGATATTATCCGGAAGAAAGAAATCAACCCTTGATACTGTTGCGCCTATATTGTGAGCAACAGCAGTACTACCAAAGCGAGCCCTTATTACTGTAGGAAATTTATCTGGGACGGACGTAGGGGCGGCATTGATTTGTATGTACTCGTTATCAATTCTTATGTAGTCACCATTACTAAAATCAGTAATGGCATCAACAATGATTTCAGTAGCAGAATCGGTGAGAGCAGTGGTTTCTATTACGGTTGACTTGGTAACTGCATCGGTTGTCCCGATCTCGATTTCATAGTTGTTATTGACATCTCCAATGGATGAATTGTCAAATACATTTGTAACCCTGAACCCAGCGGGTACTAGAAAATCCAAATCAACTAACGTAGAACTTCCCCACCCGGTATTACCCACTCTCAGAAACGCCACGTAGTCCCCAACAAGACAACTATGGGATCCTTGTCGGATCAGGACCCTATTCGACCCTTGCGTAACGCCAATACACCCATTCGTTCCTGCTGCGGCTGTAACAGGGGAAGTTGAAATAGGAGGGTTCGCAACTCTCGCAGGTGGAATGCGTTCCATTGTAGGCCCTTGGAGAAAGGCACTTGCTGTATCTTCAATTATTGCTTTTGCGGAATTAACAGTATTAAATGCCTCACGGGTAACCGTTAGGTCGTAATTTGGGCCACCACCAATAGCCGTTACGATGACGTACTCAAACGGACCACCCGCATCACCCGATGCACCACTGACAGTGGGATCGGAAATCCTTCCTGCATCACCAACGATCCATCCGTCATAGTTTGAGGCAGGAGAGGGATCCGCCTCCCCTACCGCCAATCTCACAGTTACCGGATCAGATGTATCTATACCTAGAATCAACTCCGAAGTTCCGTAGTCATAGGACGGAGTGATGTCAAAGACGGAGCCACCTGACTCAACGTAGACCTTCGCGTTCGTTCCAATACCGAGGTAGTTGAACTTCGCAAGGCTGAGCCAGTTATGGAGGCTTCTACAAACGCCGAAGAGCGTGGTGGCGGAACGTTCTATCCAACCCCCGATCTTCTCGGGGCGACCCTTCCGGAAACGAACCATGTCGGAGTCGTACCACCCGCCCTCTGCGGAGTAGTTGGTACCTTCCCTGTTTATTCCAGGCTGGAAGGAAAGCTTCTTGAGCATTACCGAACCAACCACTCCTCGGAAACAGCGGATACGTCTCGGATCTTCTTCCAGCTTGGATGGGTGGGGCTTCCCTTACGGAGATGGATGCGGCCCGTTAGGCCGATGACTGCCCACTCGGATCGAGCCATTCGGGCATGGTACTCCCTCGCCTCGTCGTACTCAGGGTTGAGGATGGGAGTGGCCGCATCGTCTACCGTCTCCATCACCACCCTGCCAAAGTCATCCTTGAGGAATTTCTTCTCCCAAGCACCCCATGCAGAGTTTCCAATCATGCAGGCGGTACCACTCACTACACCAACGATGTCATCAGGATCATCTCTGACTGTGGCAGGAAGAACGCCCCCATCATCCAGAACAACGCTTAGGCCAATGCGATCCTCTGCTTCGGGATTCCCATCGGACCATTCAAACATGTCAGCGTAGTCTGCTGCATGTACCTCTACTCCGTTTACCTGAACCTGACCATCTCCGCGAACTTGGAATTTCGTAGCGGGGGAACCGTCCGAATCGGCAACGCATTCCAAGAAGTTATAACCAGACCCTGCGGCATTTGTATTCTGAATCTTTACATGGGAACCGGAGGATGAAGCTGAATTAAAGTTCAGAAGATCATTCCCCATGTCACCGTAAATGAAGTAACTAGCACTTTGGTTTGCTCCAAAACTCGCAGTATCGATAACCAGAATGTCATCACCACCACCCGTTGCGGCAAAGCCTGCTGTATACCCAATAAGAATGTTACGGTCTTCAGCGACTAGCCCAACACCTGCGAGTGAACCAAGCACAACATTGCCGTCGCCGCTTTCGAGATTCTGGGCAGACCCACCGCCTAGCACTGAATTCGTGGCCCCATCGGTACACGAACTGAGGGAATTCGCGCCAACTACGGTATTTCCGAATCCACTCGTTATGGCGTTAAGGGCGTCAGCACCAACAGCGACGCATGAATTAGCGGTTAATTTATTTGTATTATCCGACTTACCACAACCGTACCCAACAAATGTATTCCAAAAACCAGTTGTCATATAGCGGCCCGCTTCACCGCCTACCGCTGTATTTAACCCAGCGCCCGAAGCTCCAGTACTGCATGCGTTAAAACCAATTACGACAGAACCACTATCGTCATGACCAAGACCCGCGTTGTACCCAATAATGACATTCTCCTCGATGTCAACTCCCGCAGACTTAGCGGCCAATGCACCCATCACGACATTTTTATCACCAGTGGTTATCGTCTTTCCTGCTTCCTTCCCAATAAGCACGCTATCCGCTGCGCCCGTAGCCACCGCTCCGGCATCGGTTCCTATCACTACATTCGTAGTGCTACCCGTTGCCCCAATCGGGATAAGCGTATTAACTTTCAATGAATCTATTTCAAGATCATCAATAGCACGAACCACATTAGCGCCAGTGCAATAGATGATCGTTGAGTAACCCACCGCGAGCGATACGGTAGTACCAGGGGTTTGCTGGAAAGTAATGATCTCGTCGGTATCATTTCTCACGAAATACCACTTCTTAGAAGTAACTGGCTTGATCGTAACCGTAACGGCTCCACCAGGGCTTCCAGTGAAGACAACATTCTTATTCCACCCCGTACCCCCTCCATCTCCGGCTGTTCCGGCAGCGTCGGGAACAGCGCCCTCAAAAGTATCCAGTACATACGCAGTGATACTGGTAAGACTTATGGAGATATACCCACCGCTAAAAGCATCAATGCGGTCCCAATTTACATTGGTCGAGTTACCCCAAGTACCAGTCCCGGTACCCGTGGCGATCTTTTCAATGTTAAGACTACTTGTGTAAGGCATTCCTACTTAATCCTTATGATCGCATCGTTTGCATCAGCCGCTGGTAATCTAACGGTGAAGGTTCCGCTTGTAACGGTTATCGGAAGCCCAAAGTCCAACACGGCAATAGACTTATTGAGCCCACCGGCAGTGTTGTATATCAACGCACCGCGCACAGTAAAAGTTACGGAACCCCAAGAAGGGTCTGGAGTGAAGTCTACATAGACCGTGGAGCCGCTTTGGGTGATTGCGTTACCTGCGAGAGCGTCTCCACCAGCCGCGTAGTTTGAACTCGTAACCTCACCACTTGCAGAGTAAACAGTCGTGTTGGGGGTGATGTCAGCTTCGGACGTGTAAAGAGCAATCTTTAACGGGTCATTTTCCAAGTCATGAAGTCCCTCAAGAAGCTCCTTCTTGAACGAATTTGTCATGCCAGCAATGACTGCCATTACGCTGCTCTCTTACGATCTCTAAACGAAGTTCGGTAGTTCCCCTGCTCCGTCATGACTAGAGCCTGAAGAGCCTCCTTGAACTTCGTGTCGTAAAGCTGCATCAAGTCGGCCTCACCCTTCAGGAATGTATACGCCTCCACCAAGCAGGCGTAGAGCAATGCACTGGTGGCATGGGTACTGAGCCATGTCAGCGTATCCGGTGATGCAGCATCTACCGTGACCAATGACGCAGGCTCAAAGAAGTAGAGGATCTCGTAATCAAAGGCACCACTTGCAATGGGAGCAAATGCAAATGTCGCTACGTTAGTCGGGGTAACGTCCTGTGCGTCATTGTAAAACGCATAGTATTTCGGAGTTCCGGTTGCGCTGTCTACGGGGGCATACTCCTGAAGGAAATTGTAGTCCTTTAGAAGAAGATAAGACCAAGCATTTGCCGTTACGTCTGCTCCGGTACGAATCTTGAAGTAGACCGGAGCAATCGGAGCCGTAACGGAGTCAGCAACGGTCACCGAAGTTCCAGATAACGCAAGGTCCCCCGAAGTGGACTTCGTATTGTAGTTGGCGATCTGAACGATGTAGTTGATGCGCTCTTCGGCTTGACGAATGATGGCATTGATCTGCCCCTCACCGTCTCCCGTGGCACTGCCCCAGTTGGTGTTCTGGGTGTACTCGTTGATCGCTTCCTTGAGGGTCGTTAGCGTGAAGGACACCGTTAGCTCTTCTTAAAGTACTGCGGGCGCGCTGCGCCGCTTCCACGGGCAACAACGTATCCCTTCGGGACGGAACCACCCTTGCTAAAAGCCTTCTTCAGGCCAGAGCGAAGGCTATCCTCCATAACCTTTCCAGACTTTTTGAGACCCTTCTTTCCCTTCGACTCTACCTTTTTCAGGGTTTTCTTGGTCTTCTTAGCTTCAGACTTTAACGTCGTGCCTGCCTTCTTCGCTTCCGCCTTTGCGGCGGCTATACCTTTCTCGGTATATGAAAAATGCTTCTTACCTACCTTCGGCATAACTTTCTCCTAGCTGACCGCTCCATGAGCGATTCCTATTGATCCTCTAAGTTCCATCCCTCTAACGGGGTCAAATCCAGAAAGGCTACGGCTCTCTGCTGCGCCAGTGTCTGGACGCGGATCCCGTAGAGCCTGAGCATCAGTGATGGGAAACTTCCCAAGCAGGTTCTGAGGCTGGTCCGGATCCCAACATTCTGGACAAACTTTGAGGTTGACTTGAAACTGATTGATGGTCTCTTTTCTGAGTTCATGCAGGGGGTACTGGAATCCACATCGATCACAGATTCCAATGGCCTTCCTGCCTACTGCGTAGGCACTCATGTATAGGTGTACCCGCCGGGGTAGAACCTGATCGGAGCCTTTTCTCGGTCTTCATCTGCCGCAAAGGCAAACTGCTCCTCGTAAGCCTGCTTGAGGAGTTGAACTCTCTCCGAAGCTTCGGGGCGTTTCAAGGCGATGTTGTACGAAAGCCCAGCAATGAGAGCGGGCCAGAAACGATCAGGAACATCTGCATCGTAGGTACCACCGGGACCCGTGTCCGTCATACGGCGCATGCGGTAGTAAATGATTTTGTACTTGGTTGAGCTATCAGGTGTAGGCCAGAGGTTTATCTTCACCTCGCCCTGCTGACGGTCAACGTAAACCTGAACAGGCTTCGCTTGAGTGAGCTTGTTGGGAATCCCTGCGTAGGTATCACGAGAGATGCGTCCCATTTCGTAGTCTACTTGGGTAGCTGTAACGCCCTCGTTCTCACGAAGAAGAACCTCAAGAACCGCAATGGTTCCAGAGGCAAGAGCATAATCCGCTTTTCCTGCTGTAAGTAGACCCAAGTCTACTTGCTCGACCGTCCAGAGGTTCACCCCTCGGTTCTGCCATTCCAGCATCATGAGGTCGAGGGACCGCCGTGCGGTGCGGAGGTCGTAGCCAGACTGCATCTCCAGGCCAGCACGTTCGTAGGCTTCCTCTACGATCTCTCCTATGTCGGGAAGAAAGCTAGTTGTAGTGTTTACTGCCATCTAGTTCGACTCCCGTATCGCACGCAGGATTGAATCCGTGTAGGCACGCTGCTCCACGCGAATCTCCTTCACGTCCTGCTTTACCTCATCGAGGACTTCTTTGTTCCTCGCGACCTCGGTAACCACGCGCTCTACGCGGATCTGGATGTCTCCGACATCTCGTTCGTCCGCTGCGGCTGCGTGCTTCGGCTCACCCATGTGGGTGAATAGAAGTACCAGTACACCGCCTACAGCCGATGCCACTATGGTTAATGTTGACCAGAATGTCACCGGTTGAACGCTCATCGTTACGTCTGATAAAACAACGTAACGTCACTGACGTTACCCGAAATATCCAGATACATCTTTGTATCAAACCTAATGTACGTATCCGCAGGAAAGGGAATGTAAACAGGACCCAAAGCTGCATCGCCAAGGTTTGCCGTAAAGAGTACCGTTCCCCCGCTATCGCCATCCTTTAGGATAACCTTTGGATTCGCAGCAGCAGCACTGACGCCAACAAGTAAGCCGTAGAGCCTTGCAGGCGCTGTCGTTACCTGAGCATCTGCCTCATGGTATGAGGTTGTAATCGGTCCCATATTAATCTCCTAAGCAATCGCCGATAGGTCAACGGCTTGACAGTATTCAACAGTGAGGACGGCACGGCCTACGTCGCTGGGTGAGAGAGTCACAGTGTCCCAAGTAATCATTCGATCTGTCTTCTCGGCATCAGTAGCCACGCCGGACGCACCACGCTGTCCCACATTCATCCAGTTATCAATATCTTCCGGTGGCGCGTGCAACGTATCCGCAGTAGGAACAGAAGTCACCCCAACCGTATCCAAAACCCAACTGTTAATAAGATCATTCTTATCTTGTGGGTCAATGGAAACACCACCGGCAGCAGGAACTACACCCCAACCCATCCCCACATGGATATCCTTAGTGCCGCTGGCCCACGCAACCGAGACTAACGCGCTGATGCGGGTGATAATACTCTTATACGGAATAACGATCCCGGTGAAATAAGTAAGGTCTGTAGTCCCTTCCTGAATCGGAGCCGACTGCACCATATTGACGAAGCCCCAGTCGGGGCCTGTAGTAACTGATGTTCCCTCGTAAGCCTGCGAGTCGTCAACACCAACCAGAACCGGACCTGAAAAAGTTGATCTACTCATTTTATATTCCTAGAGGTTCAGACCGGGTACGTAGTTCATTGTAACGATCCCTCTGCCGTCTCCTGCGTTCTCGGATTGTCCGTATATATCGACACTTTGGATGGTCAGTCCCAGCCTATCGTTATCAAAGTTAATATTCTTCCAACGCTCTATACGATTGATCGTAGTTCCCGGATCGAAATTGTATACACCCACTGCCGTCAAATCTATGTAGTCAGTAATAGCCCCTTGGCCGGCTCCCCAATTAACCGCAAGCCTATACCCCTTGTCGGTCCCAGTCCAAGCAGCGGTAACGATGACTTGAATCGCAATAGTCATGCTACCAGCAGGTAACCTGATATCTGTAATGGTTTCGAGGGGTGACCCTTGCTCCACCGCGCATGACTGCGAGCACACCACATACCCAGCATTGGGTAAGTCCTTTACCGCAATAGTGCCGGGTACGGTATCACGGTCATAATTGGGAACGTCCATCCAACGTGAACCCGCCTTGATGGGGCCACTGAAAGTGGTTGATCCTTTGTAGGTTTCTGCATGGGGATTGTTAGCCATTGTATTTCCTAAGCCGTCAGGTTGTTGTTCTGGACATATTCGACGATGAGGGTGGCTGCGCCAGCAGAACCAGCATCGTAAAATGTAAGATGGATATCAGCATCTCCAGTATCCTTCCAATGCCCCTCGTACCCACCATAAATCTCAGTCGTAACTTCCTTAAGACCTATCGCATCCAAATCAATGTTATAAACAAACCAACTGTCATCGCCCGACTTGCCTACATACGCAGAACTCCCAGTAAAGGCAGCCGTAACAAGAAAGGCGATGCGGACAATCTGGCTGTTCGCGGGAATCACAATGTCCGTCCATGACGGATCGTCTGCCGATTCCGTAATGGCAGCCACCTGAACCATCTTCGCAAAGCCTTGGTTGGCGACGTTCTCGCTAAGGGTAGTCCCAGTGGAAGTGGAGATCCCTCCAGCTTTAACGGGGCCTGCAAAAGTAGTTGTGGGCATTCTTATCTCCTAAGCAATCGCTTCTAGGTCAACGGCTTGCGAGTATTCAACAGTGAGGATGGCTTCGCCCAAACCAGCACCGAATGATTTTGAAACAATGCACCTATCCACACCCAACGCAGTATCTGTGACATTATCACTATTATTCATCCAGTTATTGATCTCGTTTCCAGCCAAGTTATCGGTATCCCCTACATTCACAACATAGACTCCGAGACCAGCAGTATTCATCGGGATATCGTTAGCCAGTTCGTCCTGATCGTAATTATTGGGTATCCCATCCGGCCCAGTGCCCCATGCCTGACCAATTCTCAGACTATTCGTCCACGCTACTGTAATAAGAAATGAGATCCTAGTGATCGTGCTTCGCGCAGGAATGACCATCCCTATCTTCGTGGTCGTTGTCGGAAAACATATCTCGCCATTCTGCGTAATCGGAGCCGACTGCGCCATCTTCAAAAAGCCCCAGTTTGGGCCTGTCTTGATAACAATGGGATTCAATGATTCAACGAATGAAGAGTCGTCTACGCCCACCAGAATCGGCCCACTAAAAGTTGATCTACTCACATCTATATCCTCACGTCAGAAGGTGTAGGCCGGGAATGTAGGAAAATGTCAGGATCCCTCTTCCGGGGCCAGTCGAATTGGCATGTGTGGCGATATCTATGGAACGACTCCGGGTAGCGTCAGTGGGAGTCTCGTACATGTAACTTATATCCTTCCATCTTAATGGATACGTCCCAACGCCCGTAGAGGTCCAGTTGGAATTGTCGAAATAGCTATATACACCTACCGCCCCCACCTTCAACCAACTCCCAAGGGTTGTCATTCCGTGGGCCGGAGCGTCCGTGTATGCACCAATCAGCAACTCCTTATCATCAACGGCATCGTATGGGGTAGTGACAATTACTTGAATCGCAAGAAGCATACTACCGGCGGGAATTTTAATGTCGGTTACGTTAATTGAACCGCCCGTACCTTGCATCACCGCCGCAGACTGCGAGCAAATCGCATAGCCCGTGTTAGCGAGCTTGCTTACGTCAATCGGATTTGCGACGGGATCCAGATCCTTGTATGCGGCATTTGCACCCTCCCAGCGAGAGCCTGCCTTAACGGGACCGGAAAATGTCGTTGAGTTATACGTGTTGTCATGCGGGTTTGAGTTAGCAGCCATTGTGTTTCCCTATACCGTAAGGTTGTTGTTCTGGATGTACTCAACAATTAAAACACCGGCACCCGGATCTCCACCACCATCATTACCCGTGTATGTAAGGT